TACGAACACCTGCCAGCGCATGCGCACATTACCGCCGCCCATAGCACCGTGATACTCAACTGATTCAAGCACGGGGAACGCCACCGGTGGGTTCAGTTGCTCTGGCTGATACGAGAAAGTGCGCAGACCGGTCACGGTTGCGAGTCGAGTCTTGATGCCTTCTGCGACCTGTGAGACTGTCGCTGGCATCAGGCAACACCTAGCAACTTGTACGGTTGCAGCAGGTCTCGCACATCGGGGTCCACTGCACGCACTGTGATCGCCATGTCAGCGAACGCCATGACACCGAGCGCAGCATTGTAGCGAGCAAACTGTCTGATGCTGAGCAGCACGCATGCTTCTCGCACATCGTCTGGCACGGCTTCCCAGCCCCATAGGGCAGTCACTTGTACGCCGGCTGCTGACGGTATGTAGAACATCGGGTATGTGTAGCCGCCGATCATCGTCAGAGTTCGTATCGGTCTGCCGAGAATCTGGTAGTCAGTCGGCTCAACGATGTAGTCGGTGTTGAGTGTCAGTGTCGTCTCGTAGGTTCCGTCGCCGTTGTCGTCGAGTTTGACGATTAGACCTGTGGTGCTGCTGATGTCACTTGTTAGTAGCCGGTATGCGTTATTGGCAAACAGGGGAACTGCAAGAGCGTTTGTCTTGTAGAAGAATCTGCCGCAGTAGCCGTCGATGCGTCGTGATGCACCTTCGATCGCTTTCTCGATCAGGGTGTCGTCGATGCTGTCAGAGAGCCTAAGCGCACTCTTTACTTCACTGAGCGTGCAATACCCGTTGGTGATCGCCATGACTCAGCCTTTCTTCCGGCGCAGTGGCTTCTTTCTGACCGCAGTCTCACTCTGCGGTGCAACAGATGCTGTTTCTACTTCTACCGCAACACCGAGCCGTGCAAGCAGTTCATCAACCTGTGCGACACGATCGAGACGACCACGACGCTGATAGCCGATGCGCTCTATGAGCAGAGCCTGCACTGTGCTGCTGTGTTCCGACATGATTCGTTCAACTGTCTGCTGGCAGTGATCTTTCACACTCTCGTGCTACTTGATCACTGCCAGTTCAGATTCAGAAGGTAGGTGCAACCAAACCGGTTCCGTTGATTTGTGCCCATGCATTCGGGTAGCGATTTGCCGTCACCGCCGAATAGCCGTACACGATCATGGTGATGTCGAGTTCGGCAGCCTTTGGCTGTTCGAAGCGCAGCATCATCGGGTCGCCGTTGCCCTGTTCCCACAGGTGCAGTTCTTGCAGGTTGCCGACATAGATCGTGTCCTGATCTGTGCCTGCACCCTTGTTGGTGGCGACATTCGCATCGGTGATCACCGGCAGACCCATGATGGTGTAGCCGCTGTTGCCGTACTGCGGTGCACCGCTGCCAGTGGCAACCGTGTTGAACGCTGGCGCAGGAACTGCGAGCGGTCGGTTGCTGCTGTCCAGCGCAGCCAAGATGAACGCAAGGCGGCGTGGGTGCATGATGATCGCATTCGGACCAGCGAAGAAGGTGGTCTGCACCTTCTGCACAGCGTCAGCCAACTTGGGGTACAACTCAGCGACGGTTGGGCTGGCATCGGTGTAGGTCACAGCCTGTCCAGCCGAAGCAAACAGTTCAGCGACGAGCAGAGCATCGACCTGCGTGTGATACGCAGAAACGAGATCAGCCATGACGAGCGAATCGACATTCGTGCCACGCTCGATCGCCTGACGGCTGACATTCTGCTGACCGGCAACGGTCGCCACCGAGATGTCCAACTTGGTGTCGTCCATGTTCGTCTCTTGCACTGCTGCGCCTTCGCTCTGCGATGCGACGGCTGAGCCAGTCGTCACCTTTGAGATCGAGATCGTCAGACCTGCATCTGGCAGGTTGTGACGACGAGCACGGTCAGCCACAGGGCGACCGGCACGGGCGAACGGTGCTGCGAGATCGGTCAAGAACTGCGGAACGAGCAAGCCAGCGAAGTTGCTGCTGGTCACATCACGACGCTCGACCGACTCTTCACGCATGTGACGAGCCAAACGCTCTTGCGCAGCGAAGTCGTTGCTGAACTGCGCACGGAACGCATCGGCGACGAACGAGTGCTCGCCATTTGCCGAGTAGGTGCGTGGCTCGCTCTTGACAGTCGTGACGGCGGCTTCGACACCAGATGCCTTGCGGCTCTCGGCGGCGACAGCGGCACGCTCTTCCAGTTCCTTGTGACGACGAATCTGCTCATCGAGATCACGCACGGCTTCGAGAGTCTGTGCGATGTCGGCATCTTCTTCGGTCGTGAGTTCACGCTTCTCATCGGCGGCTACTGCCACCAGTGCGTCAGCCTTCGCCAACGCTGCGTCACGCTTCTCAATAAGGGTTTGCGAGTAGGTCATGTCAGTCTCTTTCGTTGAGTCGTTGTGATACTCAGTGAGACTTCGACAGTGATCGCTCGGCTGTGTCTCGGCTGCGTTATTGCTTGCGTCGAGCCAGAGCGATCTGCGCCTTGCGAACGCCTACCGCTGTGCTCTTGGCAGTCAGTGTAGGTTCAGTTTCTTCGGTCTGCAACAGCCTTCCCCTGATCTCTGCGACGGTCTGCTCATACGCAGGGAAAGTGACGACGCTGACATCATAAAGTTGCACTTCTCGTAGTTCTCGCACGCTGCGATCGTCTGACCATGAGTCTTTGATAGTCCTGAATGCGAACGACATCTGGCTGAGATCGCCACGCTTCATCGCTGAGATGATGCGAGCAGCATCGGGGTTCATCGGGTCCAGATCGGCTTCTACTGCTAGACCACGCTCATCTTCTGAGAGTCTGAGTGTGCCGGACTTGGTGCGAGCCAGTGGCACACCTTCATGGTCGATCAGTAGGCGCACATCTGCGCCGTCTTTGATCGTCTTGGTGAATGCACCACGCTTGACATACTCGACGAACGGCATCGGTTCGCTAGGTGAGTCGAACACTGCTGCATAGCCAAAGAGTGTTGAGCCGTTGTCAGCCTGACGCAGATCGAGTGTGGTGTATGCGATGCGCTTCTCATCTGCGCCGACCACACACCAGCGGTTCTCGATCATCACATCGCTCATAGATGCCGACATCATAACTGATGCAGGTGCGGCGATGCGACGGGCTTCGGCTTCTGCATCGAGTCGTGCCACGATGCGCTCTGCATACTGCTGCGCTCGAAGCGCACTCTCTTTCGTTGAGCCGCCACCCCACAGCAGCATCGCCACCAGACCTGCCGTGATCTCATCGCCTTCTACGGCATCGAGATCGCCGATGTGTCTGGCTATCCACGCAGGGATTCTACGCCATTTATCTTCGCTCAACGCTTCCCCTTCTGCCATGAGCCGTGCATCTCTGACGGTCGCCGGCATCAGTCCGTCACCAGATAGACCTTGCTCATGCAGTCGCAGACCACGCTCAGCAGATAATGCCATGAACTCAGGTGCGATTAGCGATGGTGGCTGCCGTTTTTCGTATCCAATGCCGGACTCTTCCGGTTCGACTATCTCACCTTCGGTCTCAGACTCATCTTCTGTCTCGTCATCTTCTGTCTCGATTTCGACTTCTGACTGCGTGATGTTCACTGTTCCGTAGTTGTAGATCACTGTGCTGCGTTCATCTGCTGCATCTACCTGACCTAGCGGCTCGATTTCTTCACTCATCGACACTGCGATCATTTGGTCGATCGCATCTTTCTTGGTGAGATGACAGCCGATCGTTGTGTATGAGCCGTCAGACTCTTGCTTGACGGTCGCCCACTGATCGCAGTCGGGTTGGCTTTGTGAAATCCCGAATGGCATGGTCAGTCCACATCTGGTGTCATAACTCGTAGGTCCGCTGTACCAACTTGTGAAGTAACAACTGCATACATGGTTTGTTTGAGTGGCAGAAAGATTTGATGCGGTGCAGTGTGCTTCTCCAAAGGCATACCGTTGTCGGTAGTAACAGTGTCGTCACCAACATAGATGGTGGCACTGGTGACGATCTGTAGATAGATGTAACGGTTCTGATCGTCAGGATTCACGACGATAGTTGGTGTTGTTCCGACGGCTACGACTGTTGACTTCATGCTGCTTCGACCACTTTCTGGTTAGGTGCTGCATCAACACCAAAGATGACTGTCGGTGAAGTCGTGATAGTCATCTTGACTGCTCTCATTCTGGCGGTTCCGCATCTGTTCCAATAATTTCTGATTCTGCACTCGGTGTTTTTACTGGCTTAAAGAATACATCGCCACCTTCATATGGCTCACGATTCTCAATTTGTCGGGCTTCATTTGGCGACAATGTGCCTGAAATAATTTGTGTGCGTTGTGCATTTACGCGAGTTGTCAAATCGGCGCGCATAAACTCGTCTGCATTAAACTTTACCTTTTGATTTAGCGGCAACATCTGGCTAATTGCATCCTCCAAACGACGCATCCAAGGAAGCAAGGTGTATCGCACAAAGTTGATACCAGCCTGCTCAACATTCTGATAGGTCTGTGTATCGCCACCGCTGCCAGCAATTAAATGCAGCGGAATACGATATGCGCGCGCGATATCACGAATGATTGATTCACGATGTTCAATCATTTGCATATCTGCTGCACTTGTTGTAATCGGTCGCCACTTCAATCCGTTCGTAAGAACTGCTGGACGACGACGACGAACGTGCGTATCCTCCCAAGTTTCACGAACAATTTGTGCCTGTTCAGCGGTAATGCGCTCATCGGTTTCAAGCACCGAAGATGGAGTTGCGCCTTCACCATAAAACTGAGACAAAAATCTATCCATCGCAATACCCATACCGATTGTGTTGCGCTGAACTTCTAGCGGCGACAAACCACGCGAACGACCGGGGAATATGACCCAATGAATTGCATGAATGTCCTTT